TCTGCAGAAGCAACCATCGTTAATCTTTCATTTAGCAACTCTGAATCTTTGAGTTCTGAGAAGTGATTATCATAGAGGAAGTCATATTGAATATGCTCACTCATAATTTCCCAATCTTCTGGTGTTACAATATTTTTTAAAATTAATTGAGTTCTGAGTATATCATTGAACATATTTGAAAATCTTTTTCTCAAACGTCCAACAAACTTGGTAAACTTTAATTCGTCTCTTAAAATCTCAGAAGAACGACCTAAATTAAATCCACCTTCCCCATCCATTCTTGATGGGGGAACATTTAGAGAACGATAGAGTTTTTTCTTGAAGTATTCAATATCAGTAAGTTCTCCAAGATTTTGCCCACCTGGGAGTGTAGTGATCTCAGTTCCTCTACCACCTTCACGACGAGGAAGCCAAAAGTCTTCAAGGAGAGACATATATTTTTTATCATCACGAATTTCTCCTGTATTAGCATCATAAACAAGTTTATTGCGATATCTTTGCATCACATCACGAAGATATTGTTCTGCCTTAATCTTAGGTAAGTTGCCAACATCAATATAAAAAATACGACGTTCTGGAGCACGAGATAATCTGTAGATAACAAGAGAATCCTCAATCATTCTTAATTGATTAAGAGATTTAATTGCTTTGTGAAGATACGAAAGAGTTGATCCTTTATTCCTATCTACAAGACCAGAGGTGCAATATGTAATGGAATCTTTTGTAAACTTTACACCTTGAGTGGTTGCTGAAGTATTGATTGTTCCAGTTGGAAAAGAACTTTTGGGGTTGTAAATAAAATATTCTTGAAGTTCCGGAAACTTATAATCCATTGGATCAGCGTTTTCGGAAAATTGTGGATTTGGATTTCTTGTACGATCTTCTTTTTTTAATTGACGCACATAACGCATTTTCATAGCGTCGATATATCTTAAGTCCTGAATGCCCAATTCAGGATTCTTTAAGTCAATAACCTTATGATAATAAAGCCTACCATCAACATACCAGTTTCTGTATATTTCGTGTGCCTTTTTATCAAAGTCCAATAAATTTAAAATATGTTTAAACTCTTGACGAATCTTATTTTTTATACCATCACTTGCATTTAAGTTTGATAACTCAATTTCTACTGGAGTATCATTTGTGTCTGATACAATTGCTTCATTAACAATATCCTCAATGGCACTATCAACTTCAGGATGAAGTGCCATTTGACGATACTTTGTAATTAAATCATACTCAGTTCTATAGATTCCTTCAATATCAACATACTGTCCGTAAAAACCACTACTTACAGTAAAATCAGACCCGTCTTCATCATTAGGAACGACGGGTGATACTGCTGATTTTGGTAATTTAACTTCGTCCTCAATAGAAAATCCAAAAAGATTGGCCATGTTGTAGTTTTAATCCTGTTTCCAGTATTTATCTAATTACTGAATGGAGCCTGGACCATCATTAATTTCCATATATTGAACTTGAAGTTCAACAGTGAATTCTGAAATTGTGTCAGTGGATTCATAAGAAAGATCAAGAGCACTCACATTAGTTGGGAAAGTTCCAAAAAGTGTAACACTTCTTAGTGTTGTAACATTTCCAGACGGACCACTTTTTCCGGTCCCATCTACATCTCTTCCAAGTTGATAAACTTTCATATCAGCTTGATATGTAGCAGGATCGGTATAACCTGTTTGGTTGTCTAACTTACTTAAAGTATTCATCCAACTTTCATAGGCATGTCTGATTGTAAAATCAGAATCATTGATAATCGTAATAGTCCATGGATCAAAGGTTCTATCACCAGCAACTTTTAAAATACGACCTCTAAAAGGAACATCGATTGCTGCTACATTTGAAGCAGGAAGATTTGCTGATTTACATAGAAATCTGCTCTTTGTCAATGTTGCATTGTCAACTGCAATGTCTGCTGGAAAAGCCATTTCAACTTCAAATAAATTGGGTCTTGAACCACCACCAGTAAGTTGACCTCTAAAATCTGTAATTTTTCTGATAGGAATTGCCATCGTTTTTGACCTCCGTTATGAATTATTTAATGAATTAAATTCTACCAGCTACTTCACTAAAGCTCACACCCGTGCGGGTAGCAACGAAGGTCAGGCTTATAAAGTTGATAGACTTTGCGGGTTTGATGTAGATATCAGCTCTAAATTCATTATTATCAATAACATCTGGAGTGTTATTTGTTGTGTCGCAAACAACGAGGAAATCATAAAGACCTCTCTTTGCTTGAACATCACGAAGGAATGGTTCAACGATATTTACAAAGTTTGCTCTCGTAACTTCATCGTTGAATTCAAAGAGTTGTGCTTTAGCAGCATTTTCAAGTGACTTTTCAATTGTTAAGAATAATCTTCTAACGTTGATTCTATCAAATGCAGATGCATAACTCAAAGAAGTCTTGTCACCAAAGAGAAGAACTCCAACACCTGGTTGCAGAACTACTGGATTAACTCTTGCAACATAAAGAGCGTCTCTTTGAGCTTTATTCGGATTGTAAGCAAGTTTAATTGCATTATTAAATATACCCCTCTGAACACCTGCTGGTGAGAACCAAGGATACTGATTTAAATCAGTGCGAGCCATAAGTCCTGCAACATCAGCATTACAAGGAATATATCTAAACGCATTATTAAATCTATCGTACATATATTTGTATCCAGAATCGAATACTGCATATGAAGATGATTGGATATCATTAAAGAACTGAATAATATTTGTTGTTTGGGTTGCTGCAGAAGTGTTATTTAAAGCAGCACCAATTACTGCTGATCTATGCGGAGAAATAACTGCAAGACAATCTTTTCTATCTTCAGCAATATCAATTAAGTAGTTTGCTTTAGCTTGGGAAGCTTCTTTTGAAGATAATCCAGGACCGTTAATTAAAATGTCAACATCAATATTTTCTTTATTTTTAAACAAATCGTATGATGTGATTAAGTCTGCAAGTTGTGCTTGTTGACCATCTCCAGCTGCTCCAGCTGCTGATGTATAGTCTTTTCCACCTGCTAATGTATAAGTTTTATTTCCAATTACACTGAAAGAAATACCTTGAGCATTTTGTCCCCAAATACCATCCTCTAGTTCATATGCTTCGAAAGGCGCAGCTTCAAATCCAATTGCAACTGGTCGAGTTGAATGATAACTATCAGTTTCATTTGAAGGACTATATCCAGCATAAATGTATGCAGATTGAGTTGCGAGATAATCTTTATAATAAATTATTTGAGGTGCATTTACAGAAGAAACTGCATCCTTTGCCTTAGAAAGACTTACATGTCTCTCTAAGATATTACCTCTTATGCCTGTAATTGCACCACTATCATCAACAACAACAATATGCAGTGAGTCTCCTCTTCCAGATCTATCAGATACATATTGGTTTGTTGCAGGTTTTGGTGCAATAGTTTTCCAATAAATTGTTCCGTTGGTTAAACCTAAAGTCTGTGAGTTGTACCAGTCTTCTGCAGAAGCAACGTTTAAAGTAGATTGAACTGTTCCAGAATTATTGACAATTTTAATAGAATTTGATGATGCAAATGCAGCATAGTTTGACCCCTCTGAATAGGTCATTGGAGTTTCTGTGCCACCAATTGTTACCAATCTACTAAAGGTAACAGCTATTCCACTAGCAATTGCTGATGATATTGTACTTGCAAGTGATACTGAAGTTGATCCAACTGATGAAATTGTTAAATTATTTAAACCAGGTGCTGTTAAAGTATCTAATGTATTAAGACCAGCAGTGCTACTGACAAGAACAATATTTGTACCAACACCCGCTGTTGCAGATGCGGTTGTCTCAAGAGTTGTATTAAATTGAGTTGTTGCTAAAGATACTCTAGAAACAATTTTTACATCAATTGTACTGTTGCCATTAGTTGCGTCTGTAGTAACTCCTGTAATAATACCTTTAAGAAAACCTGTAAAAGTTTGAGTTGCTCCTGTACCCGGTATAGTTACCCCAGTTATGGATGTTGTAACACCAAAACCAACGGATATTCCTAATGCAGCAAGATTAGTGGTTGTAATACCTAAAGTTTGATCAGCAAAATCGTCAATATAGCAAATTTTTAAATTATTTCCCCACTTTCCTGGATTTTTTGCCGCATAATAGAAGTTAGTTGGGTTTTCATAGTTTTGAATATAGTCGTCATAATTTTTAATTTTTGCACTTGTAGTGCTAGTACTGCCTACACCGACATTTGCGTTATTTAAACTACTACCATCTGTTCTTACGACCTGTAAAATTCCTGTATATGAAAGGAATGAAGATGCGGACATCCAGTATTCGTACTGATTGTCGGTTGAAAGTGGTTTACCAAAAACGGAAATTAATTCCTGTTCGTTGGTAATAGTAATTGGAAAATCTACAGGTCCTTGTTGGAATGGACCGGCAATTGCGCCAGCACTTACTCCAAAATTATCTGCTCTCCCTACGGTCAGATCAACCTCTCTGACCAATACTCCAGGTGAAACAAGAGCTACTGCCATTTTTTTCTCCGAAGAAGTCTCAAATTCTCTAAAAATTATTTATAAAAAGGATTTCTTTCAATTGAGGAAACAGCGCACGAACATTTACCAATCTGGATAAACCCAGTTTACATCAACATTTAAGTCTTTTCTTTTAGCAGTTATTCTTTTGATTGTACACTCTTTACACTCATACGAATAAGATGATAATTGATATTTATTTTTTCTTGAAAGATAAAATCCATCAATCAAATCTTTTGTTTGCCCACAAGTTCTACAAGTTCTTTCTGTAAGATAAAGGTGTTCAAGTTCAAAATGTTCGTCTACTTCCATTACGCATAATCCCACATATAAGATCTATCTCCATATTCATCAACAAACCAACGATCTCCATCTTTATCTACAAATTCCTTTTCATCGTCTACACCATTTAATATGAAACCAAAAGGAGCCATGTCTTGTTCGATTTGATTTTTTTGCTCCTCATAAATTCTTTTACGAACATCATTATCAGTCATCTCTTTGAAATAGTCTTGTGCTACTAACCAGGCAAAAATTACAAGACACATTGCTAAGTCATCGTTACAACCCTCTTCTGCTTCGAAAGATTGATTTCTTTGAGTAAATGTTGTTAATTCACTGATAATATCATAATCACAAGTAAGAAGTTTATCATCCTCTATTAAAAGTTTTAAATTAGAACATCCAAGTTTCTTAACTG